TAAACCGATTGGGAGCGAGATGCCCTTTACTGGTGACTGGCAGCATCAGGTTCTAACGGACGAAGTTGGTTCGATTTTCTCGGACTCCCTATCATTGGATATAAGATCGTTAAACCAACAACTGCCAACATAAATACAGGAGAAAAATATGACACATAAAGATGACATGGAAAAATTATTTCCACAAGATAAACAGATAGGCGGAAATCACTATAAAGATTTTCACATTCAACCCTATGAATTCATTTCTAAAAATGACCTTTCTTTTTTTCAAGGAAATGTTATTAAATATGTATGCCGTTATATGAATAAAAATGGCATACAAGATTTAGAAAAAATAATTCATTATTGTGAATTAGAAATTAAAAAGATGAAAGACATGAAGAGGAAAAAATAATGTTGATGCCAACCACAGAATGGGTAGCACCTACAGAGTTTCCTGATTTAAGATCAGCAGAAGAAATAGCAATTGACTTAGAGACTAGAGATCCAGATTTAAAAACAAAAGGATCAGGTTCTATTATTGGTAATGGTGAAGTTGTAGGTATAGCTGTTGCTGTAGATGGATATAAAAATTATTTTCCAATAGCTCATGGCACAGGTCCAAACATGGACAGAGATAGAGTATTAAGATGGTTTAAAGATATTTGTGAATCACCTGCTACAAAAATTTTTCATAATGCTATGTACGACGTGTGTTGGATACGTAATTTAGGTATAAAAATTAATGGTTTAATTATAGATACTATGATTGCAGCATCATTAATTGATGAAAATAGATTCTCATACACATTAAATTCATTATCATGGATATATTTAAACAAAGGTAAGAATGAATCTTTACTAAACAAAGCAGCTAAAGAACGTGGATTAGATCCTAAAGCAGATATGTGGAAAATGCCTGCAAGTGAAGTGGGTGCATATGCAGAAGAAGATGCTGCATTAACTTTAGAACTTTGGAATTACTTTAAAAGAATTATTATTGAAGATGATTTACAAAATGTATTTAATCTTGAGACTGATCTTTTTCCTTGTTTAGTTGATATGCGTCACCTAGGGGTGCGGGTAGATATCGAAAAAGCGAGTCAATTAAAAACAGCAATGGCAGTAAAAGAAGAAAACCTATTGCAACAAATAAAAATAGAAACAGGAGTAGATACTCAGATATGGGCAGCCAGATCAATCGCAGAAGTTTTTGACAAACTGAAACTACCTTATAACCGTACTGAAAAGACTGGCTCTCCTTCATTTACAAAAAATTTTATTTCCTCTCATGATCATCCTGTAGTTCGTATGATAGCAGAAGCTAGAAAAATAAACAAGGTCAGTACGACTTTTATTGATACTATTTTAAAACATTCACATAATGGTAGAATACATGCAGATATAAACCAAATACGATCTGATGATGGTGGTACAGTTACAGGAAGATTTAGTTATTCTAATCCAAATTTACAACAAATTCCAGCACGTGATCCAGATACAGGACCATTAATTAGAAGTTTATTTATACCTGAAGAAGGTTGTACCTGGGGTACATTTGATTACTCGCAACAGGAACCAAGACTTGTTGCACATTATGCATTAAGATTTGGTTATGATACAGCACAAATAATTGCAGACTCATATGAAAATGATCCATCAACAGACTTTCATCAAATTGTTGCTGACATGGCTAAGATAGATAGAAAAGAAGCTAAGACAATTAATCTAGGTTTGTTTTATGGTATGGGTAAAGCAAAACTTCAAAACGAATTAGGTGTAACTAAAGAAAAAGCAGATGAATTATTTAATCAATACCATGATCGAGTACCATTTGTAAAAGAATTGATGACTGGAGTTATGGAAGCTGCGCAAGATAATGGTAGAATAAAAACATTATTAGGTAGACGTTGTAGATTTCCTAAGTATGAACCCATACTTAGAGGAAGTGATTGGGGCACATTTGTTCCTGCACAAGATCATGATACAATATTAGAGTTACAAAAAATGGGACCATATGAATTAGATGATGAGGGTAAAGTTTTATTAGATGCGGAACTAAAACCCAAAAAAAATTATTGGTATAGAAATCCTATACGTAGAGCATTTACATACAAAGCTTTAAATAAACTTATTCAAGGTAGTGCTGCAGATATGACTAAGAAAGCAATGGTTGATTTATATAAAGAAGGTTTATTAGCACATATACAAATACATGATGAATTAGATTTTTCTATTGAATCTGAAACACAAGCTGATAAAATAAAAGAAATAATGGAACAAGCAGTAGATCTAAAAGTTCCTAATAAAGTTGATTATGAAAAAGGTCCTAACTGGGGCGAAATTAAATAATATGAGGAACTATGGCTTATCTAAATGCGAATATACCACCGATCTATTGCAAGATAAGGAAGGAGTATCTTTATGATCTTAAAGAACATAAGGGAGAAGCTAGTGACTGCGTTATCTTTGGTCTTGTCTCTATATCAGGTCGCGCTCTCCTTTTTAATATCATGCTTCCCAATGGTGCGTGCTTTTGGCGTTTGCCTATCTCAGCGTTTTTCCAAAAACACTATGATAGAGCCGATGTGCCGGATATGCAGGCGAACGAGTTACAGTTGTGGAACTGTTTTAGCTATTGGCCTAGTGTGCATTGCTTTGATTGGCTGGCTGGTATAGATGGTAAATATTTAGGCAAAGATAAAAAATTCTATAAAGGTCAATATTTATTTACGGTTGACTGGGCACATCCAGAGACTAATATACTTAACACGGAACATTCTGAAATTCCGCAAGAACATAAGTGCGCACATATAATGGCACTTGAAAACGGCAACTATGCTGCACAGCCAAATAACAGAATCATTTGGCACGTTAATAGTTATACAACTGATACTGAATGGCCAGACTATAAGGTACAAAATACAGTCTGGGATGTTGAAGGTGGAGATTGGGTAACTGAAGATTCTGATAAAATGTTTTATAATTTGGAGGATAAAAAATGATTAATATATGTAAAGACTGTGGTCATAGACATAGAGGTGAAGCACAATGTAAGTTTTGTGATTGCTGCTGGATTGTTTTAAAAGAAAAAACTAAAAAATTATCTTGGTGGCAAAGATATGTTAACTGGCTATTTGGAGAATAATATGCGAAAACAATGTAAACAATGTGAAGAAGCATTTGATGCAAAAGATAAATTTGATTTATTTTGCAGCAAAGAATGTAAAGAAGAAGCATTAGCAGAATTAGATTCAGATTCTGATGAGTGTTTATCATGTCAGTAAGAATATCAGATAATACAAATATTGGTCTTCCATTACGTAATTTAATTGGATTGATCGCAGCAGTTTGTGTAGGCGCGTGGTTTGCTTTTGGTGTTATTGAAAGACTTAATCGTCTTGAAACTAAAAACCAATTATTTGAAAAAGATTTACTTGAGGCTAGTGTTCAAAAACCTATAGACCAAGAACAATTTATGATCCTAGAGTGGCAAGCAACACAAATAGAGAAGATGCAAAAAATGTTAGAAGCAAATGTACACACAGGTGTAATGTTATCTAGTCATGAAAAAGAAATTGAAAAATTAAAAAAAGATATTGAAAAATTAAAGGATGCAACAAGAGATATCAAGTTTGCAAATGGTAATGGAGGACATTAATGATAAAATTAGTATTTGCATTGTGTTTATTCATAAATGGTGAACTTGTAGAACACAGAATACAAGATAGTTTATCTACTTGTTTAAAGATGAAAAGAGAAGCAACACGTAATATGGACATGAATAATAAACAATTTATGTGTGGTGAAGTCGAAGCCGAGCTTGAAAAAAATGTAGATGGTAGTATAAGTATAGGTAAAATAATAAAAGCAAAATGAACCTTTCCCGAAATTTTACTCTCCAAGAGTTAATCAAATCGGACACTGCTGTACGATTAGGGGTTGATAACAATCCTAATGCCAATCAAATTGAAAAATTAAAACTACTGTGCGAAAATATTTTGCAGCCAGTACGTGATCATTTCGGTCCAGTAACCGTTACTTCAGGCTTCAGGAGTCCAGACTTATGTATAAAAATAGGTAGTTCAGTTAATTCACAACACACTAAAGCAGAAGCCGCTGATTTTGAATGTCCTGGTAAAGATAATGCGGAAGTGGCTGATTGGATTTATAAGAACCTAGATTTTGATCAGATGATTTTAGAATTCTATGTGCCCGGTGAACCCAATAGTGGGTGGGTACATTGTAGTTATGTATCTGAAAATCCACGTAAACAATTTTTAAGAGCGTATAAAGAAGATAAAAAAACAAAATATAAACCCATAATAGGAAAGGCAGTAGATTTAGTATGAGTAA